ACCAGCAATATCCATATCAAAGGAACCCAAATCTCCACCAAACTCACCAAGGTCAGTATTGGTTTCAACTCTACCATACTGATTTAAGAAGATATTACCAGTATCATCATGAAGTGCAGAAACTAACAAGATCTGCCTCTCTTTAGTAAATCTCTTATCTCTAATAAAACTAATATATTTTCTATATCTTACACTTGCTAAATTAAAACTATCAACAGATTGGAAAGCATCTGTTCTAGCATTATTATTAAAATCTCCACTAATATCATCAATGGTTAATACTCTATTACCTATAGATTCACTATAGTCTGCAAGAATTCTAGTATCAAACACCATCTCATCTGAGATGATATTAGAACCAATTGTTAAAGTTTTTTCTCTTACTAAATCAAAATCAAATACTGTATTTAAATCCATTACTGAAATTAAATCTGTTATAACTTCAAACTTACTCTCATCTTGATCTGTTGATATTCCAACATCAGATTCACTTCTTACAATCAAATCGCTGAATTTTTTAAATCCTGCAGTATGGTTTAAGGAAGAAACTGCTTCCTTCCATTTAGTGTACTGTACTTCAGACTGAAGTGAATATGAAAAATATTGATAATATTCACTATCAAATATTCTTTGCTGATTATCATTTAAGAATCCAGAATTAGTTTTCCATCCTTCATTAACTATAGAAGAAGCTTCTACATTATATAAAGAATTATAAGAAACAGCATCAATAATAGTTGCTTTTGTTTCTGAAGATTCTCCACTGATAGATTGTCCTTTTAAGAATGTATGAGGAGAAGATACTTTAAGAATTCCAGTTAATTTGTTTGTTGATTGTAAAATTCCTTTTTTATTTCCACTAATTAAAGTTTCTCCTATCTCAAACTTATTATCTTCTAGTTTAATATCAAAAATAGGGAAATAACTTTCTGGAATAATTTTACCAGATGAAGTTGCTGATATGAATGTTCCTGGAATAGAACCAGTAGGAATAACATTGCTTAAATTATATCTTACAGTTCCTAGTGTTCCACCTATATTGGGATCTGTTGCTTTTATTTCAAATAAAGTGTATTCAAAATTTTCACTATTATATCCTTTTCCAGTACTACCTACTCCAACACTCACACCTTCAATCATTACCTTTTTACCCACCTCAAATGGGTAATCAGAAGCATTACTAAAACTAGCTCCAATAGTCACTGTTACATCTTGAGTTCCCTCATTATAATCTATATTATTAATTGTAATTCCATTAGAATTGCTAGTAGGAATAATGGTAGGTATTACATCATTTAAATTTTTACTATTTTTTAGAATAGTAACTTCAGTATCTCCTATTTCATAATCTAAAGATATATCAGGAATTACTTTTTTAGTTAATCCATCTAAGACTACCAAAGAAGGAGAAGTTAGATAATTTTTACCTACAGAAGTAATTCCTACATTAAGAACAGAAGCAAGAGCATCTACCTCTATCAATTGAGGAAGTTGTGATTGTGGTCTTAAAGTTTTATCAGCAGCATAATCAAAACCAATATTTTGAATATCCACATTTGATATTCTACCTATGCTATTGCTTTTTGCTTTTAAGATTGCGCCATCACCAAAATCAGATATGATAGTACTAATACCAGGCAAACTCTTATACCCAGATCCCTGAGAAGTAATCAATATAGATTCAATAGATCCATATGCATCATTACCATCTGTAGAATAAGTTAACTTACCATCAGATGCTACATAATTTAATTTTTCTGGGGAAACTTGAGCAGAGAATACAAAAGTAGTAGTGCCTACTCCAACTATTGTATGATGCCCACTTAAAGGACTATTAGTTAATGATAAACTATTAGGATTGATATTATTAACACTATCCCTAATAATTTCTTTCTTAACATCAGTGTTAAGAGTATCATTTATTGGAGTTAAATTGTAATATAAATCTTTAGTAATTTCTTCTACATTTTTAATAGTTACTGCAGAAGTTGCATCTATACCAATTCTTCCAATTTCACTAACATTAAAATCATCTGTCTGACCTGAGGTAAAGAACTTACTAGTTAAGTTACTATCATCATATAGATTAAATTCAAATGCACTATATGCCACTTCATTATTAGAGAATGATAAAGAAGAATCTGATAAATCAAATGATATTTTTTGATCTCGTTCTACTTTAACATTTGGATTGATAGGAGATATAGTACCAGCAGAAGCACTAGTAATATTAATTACATCAGGTGCAGATTTTTTAGATTGGTAAAATTCATTACACAATTTAATAGAATCTGCATCTACAACATATACAAAATAAATTCCATTATCAAATAATCCACCAGATGCTGTAGATGCTGTATAGATAACTTTTTGTCCATTATTATAACCATGTCTTGAAATAGTTATTGTATTGGTAGATACATTAACATTTCCTGAAGCAAAAGATCTAGGATTAATAACTAATCTTCTATTATAATCATTGTATGCTACTTTTACTGTAGTTGTAATACCTGGAAGAACATTTAAAAATACACTATCTCTATTAGTCAATCCATGAGTTGAAGCAGTAGATACTGTGACTAAAGATTTTTCTACTTTACCAGTTAAAACATTTTCATAATTTGTTTTAAAACTATGATACAATCCAGTTCCTATTCCAGTAAAATATAAAGTGCTGACATTTAGATTAGTGCTATTAATTCCTACAAAGGAACCTGTAGAACCCAGTCCTACTCTAGCAGTAGCAATACCTATCAAATCTTTTGATAATGGAGCTGCATATAGTGTTTGCTCATTACTCAATGCAAACACCATTGTACCATCAGTAGAAACCCCTAGAGCAGTCCCTTCATTGGTTCTATAGGTTAATGTATCCCCAGAGTTTAAACCATGATTCTTAAGATAAATTGATTTTGTAGGAACAAAAACTTCACTAATACCTGTGCCTGGATTAGAGAAAAATAAAGTAGACCCAATACCAACCCCAGAAACATTACCCAATGCAACAGATTCTACTGGGTTAAAATATAATTCTCTATTAAGTCTAAAATTAGAATTGTTATTTCTAACTGGTGGTATGAAATATAAAGATCTTGGATTTTGAGTTAAAGTGGAATTTGCAGTATGAGAAGATCCTACTGTAGAATCATGTTGTCTTATAACTCTAATTCTAGATAATTCTTCATCAAGATTTAATACTTTTATCTTTTCTGTTCCTATTCCTAAAACATCATTTTCTTTAATATAATCAGAATTTACATTTCCTGATATATTAAAGAAAGTGACTATACCTGTAGTGGAAATACCAGCTACTTCTTCAAACAACTTAAATGTCTCAGTTCTTATTCCTACACTTTGAATATTATTGTTACCTATTCCATTTGTACTCAATCCACTAATAACAGCAAATTCCTGCTCATAAAGATTATGAGGAACAGTTGTATATCCTACATATGTGTGAGTATTTTGACTAGGAATAAACTCAACATTTGAAAAAGTTGTACGAGCAACACTAATTTGATTTATAGATTTACCACCAACCAACTTAACTCTAGCTTTAGCTTGATAACCACTAGTTCCTGTATTATTAAATTCAATACAGTCAGTTGTCCTATAACCAGATCCTCCAGTAGAAATACCAACATCATTTACCGATCCAGAACTAACATCAGTAACAAATGTTTTTTGTTGATTGATAGAATTAGGATTAACTAGAAAATCATAACTAGAATTATCAAATAAGAAATTATAAGGACGTGTATTTCTAACTAAATCTGTTTTATTTAAATCTATATCATCTTGATTTGATGTAATAGAAAAATTATAAGATATAGGTTGATACTTATATGAATTACCTATAAAATAAGGGAACTTGGGTCTTCTGTAATTTTTAAATGCCCCTTCAGAATCTTTAACATCTGCATTAATTGTAGCAAAATAAGCATACACACCTTCAGGGTATTCTGGTGTCTTACAGAATCTTCCATTATGTTCATCCAAATCTTTATCAGTTTGGAAGGCATAATCTTCAACAAAGAATCCATCTGGATATATTTGCTCTCCATTGGATGTAAGAGGGTTAGGTCTATGTGATGTTATAGCAACAGAGTATCCAGACTCAAGTACTTTTATAGAACCTCCAGAGTTGGTAGAATAACCATATGGACCATAGATAGGAGAACCATCATATGACCATCCAAGAATTGGAGAATGAGATTCAGAATCTTGCTCTATATCATTTTCTAATGATAAGTCTGGAACAAATACTTCCTTATCTCCTACAGATTTTCTAATATAAGTAGATTGTCTTAATTTTCTAGGAGAATATAGATGAGTATATTCTAATTGGTAATCAGAATTTAATCCTTTACTTACAACACCATCATCTGTTGTGATTTGATCATTCTGCAATAATCTTTCAAATGTATTAATAGTCCAAGTTCTTGGATTAGAATAGAACTTAGCTTCACTTCCATTAGGAGTTACTTTAATCTTTGCTGATGAAGAAGTATAACCAATTCCACTATGAATTACCTTAATAGAATTTATAACTCCTTCTTTCAATATTGGATCAATAACACATCCAACACCTTCTCCAAGAACTTCTAGTTTTGGAATGGAATTATATTCAGAACCTGCGTTCAATACCAATACTTCTTTTATTTTTCCCTCTACTGATACTATAGGAAGCAATTGAGCATTCTTTCCAGATTTTAAAGAAAACTCTGGTTGTCTATTATAGTTAATAGCATTTTGAGCACCATATGCAGATCCACCATCAACCACATAAACTGATTTGATAGAACCTTTTCCTAAAGGTGATAAAGAAGCTTCAAAGTTTTGTCCACTAAATGTAGCAACTCCAATGTGACCAGATACTGTTACTGTGATTGGAGGATAGTTGAATTCATGAAAACCAGCACCACCACTTTTCAAATCAATATATTTTTTATTATTCAAATAGAAATTTGATGCAGTAGAACCTACTCCAACAGCAGATAGGCTAAAAGAATCTCCACTTACTTCTGTTACGTAATAATCAGTTAGAGTTGAAAGACCAATAATAGAAGTTCCCTTTGAATCATATCTAATTTTCTCTCCTGTTTTATATCCATGACCCTTAATATTAATAGTATTCAAGGATGTGTTAATTCCAGCAGAAGTTACTGAAGTTAATCTGTTTGTGTAACCAGAACCACTATTTCCAATACTAACAGAACTAATTACTCTTTTCTTAGACTGACATTTTAATTCCTGAATACCTACTCCATGAGCAGTAAGATTAATGGAAGAAACTCCTACTATGGCATCTGAATAGTTTTTATGTAAAGATACAGTAGTAGAGTTTTTAACACAACAATAATAAGTAGCATTAGTGGTTAATCCTGCTATAGCAGTTTGTTTCTCTGTATTATATGAAACAAGTTCACCATCTCTAAATTTATGAAAAGTTGAGAATCCTATTGTGTTATTAGTGAGATTAACTAAACCAGCAGTTTCTATTGAATCAAATTCAACAGAATGATCTACTAAAACTAAATTAGGAGATGCTATACATCCAGATCCATTTCCTCCACTTACTTTTAAAGTTGGAGTTGTAATATAATCAAATCCACCATCCAAAACCTTAATTTCGCTAATATTACCTTCAACTTCACAAAAAGCAGAACATCCAGTTCCAACTTCATCAGTAACAGAAACTATAGGTGGATTTGTTATGTCATATCCAGATCCAGCACTAGTAACTGATATTTCATCTAAAGGTCCATAATAAACAACATCATTTGACTTATAATTAAGTATTTCAACACCATTAATCAAAATACCAGTTTTTCCACTTTGAGTGGATTGTGCTGATATTGATTTTATTGGATTCTGTATTTTTCTTATTAATTTTTGTGATTGTATTGATTTGTTGGAAAATTCTGATATCTCAAACTTATTGTTGCTAACACTACCAGAAAAAGAGAGAAAAATATCATTACTGATATTAGCACTACTTCTAGCAATTTTGATATTATTAATATCTACTTTTTGAATAAAATACTCACTTTCAGTAATATCTAATTTATTATCACCTTCTCCTGCAACATAAGTTACTCTTTCACCAGTTATCAGTCCATGATTGGGTATATTGATAGTATCACTGTCATCAAAGGAACCAGAGAATAAAATATCAGTATCCCTGATGTCCAAAGCATCATTAAAGTAATTTGGTATAGATGGTGAAGTTATATAAGTATTTCCAGCATCATCTAGATAAGAGTTCTGAACATTTGCTGTAAAGATGTTAGTTGAAGGATAATTACTTAAATTTGCCTTAGATATCAATTTCTTAATACTATATTTTGTAAGAATTGATAATTCACCAGCACCTTTGATTAATACTTCTTTTGAACTTACAAGAGAAATAATAGAGCATATAATATCGTTTATAAGAGCATTATCTCCAATAATGAAATTATGAGAATCAAAAAGAGTAAGTTTATAGGTAAAGTTAGATGCGTCAATCAACTCAATAGATTCTACATTATAAGTTGTAGAAATATTAGAAAATAGAGTTTTAATTATTTTATTTTCAGTATTAGAACCCAAACCTTTAGGTTCAATAACATCTCCAACTTCACTATACTTATTATCCTCAAAACTGACATCTAAATTAGAAAGGACACCTGTTACTCTTACTTTAACTACATCTGCAGTTCCTATTCCAGAATATCCATAGGCATGAGTGTTTATTATAATATCTTGAGCAGAAGGAATACTTCTATCAATACCAGAACAACCAAAAAATTGATTTAAAGATTTTGAAGTATATTTTATAACATTAGAAGTGCCATCAGCAAAATTAGCAATCAAACTACCAGTAGTTCCAAACCCAACAGTAGAATCTACACTCATTACTGTAGATCCAACTGAAATAGAATCTACTACCTTAGTATTGGGATGAATTGAAAAATCTCCAGTCACTACACTAGACTCTGGAGTATAATCAAGACTCATTCTATAATATATCTTATCATTCCTTACAATTTTTTCTACATCACTAACAGCACCTGTAGCTTTAGAAAATCCAGCAACATTATCTTGAAATAAGTTTCTATTAATAAGTTTTTCTGGATCTCCCTCAATAGATTCTACTACAATTTGTTTTGCGACTTTATAATTAGAATCTGAAGGAATAAAAAGAAAATCCCTTGGTTTTATTACTTCTACATCTTCTCCATATAAAGCTCTGAATAGAATTTCAAAAGATTGGTCAGTTCCTTTGGAAGAATAGAAATCTTTTACTTGTTTTGTAAATAATCTCTGATTAACATCTGAAGATAAGGTTCTTTCTTCAAATCCAGGATTTATTTGCTTTTTTACCTTCTTAAGAAATTCTTTTAAAAATACAACACTTAAATTATTAACAACTGATCCACTAGAATGCGTAGAAATACCAGAATTGGTAAAAATCAGTTCATCTTGAGTAGTAGGATTTCTATATGATGTTATTCCACTAAATCCACGTGAACATCCAGTAAAACTATTAGTAGTAATCCCAGTATATGTAATAATTTCAGAATCTATCTCAATCAACCCATAAGATTTGGGAAATCCAGTAGTAGAGTTTACATTTATAGTATTATCAGAAATTCCTACATTAGTAGATAAAGATGCAGAATCTATAAGGTCAGTTAATTCATCAACTTTAACATATTTGTCAATATTCTGTAAAACATCTAATGTAGACCCTTGACCCTCCAAGGCAGTATAATATTGTGCTAAAAATTCACCAGCAAGAGGAAAATCCGCTTTTATAAAATCTGGCAGTTGATTTTTAACAACTGAACTAATTTTGACTCTTTTATTTTCTGGCATTTATCCTTAAGGGAGGTTTAATATGGTAATGATGTAGGAGACCCTAAGATATATGTATCTGAGGAAGTGAGGGTAGTATTTACAGATTCCTCTTCAGTTAATCTAGCAATATTACCAACCATGTAACTGGAGGTTGCTGTATATAGAGTACCTGCAGTATTTTCACCAGAAGTGATATTATCTGACACCATATCTACAGTGCTGCTATTAATATCCAATTGCAAGTAAAGATCTTGCAATCCAACAATATCATTAGACTGAGGACATGCAGATACTTCTATTATTGGAATATCTTGCACCTTTTTAGAAGTTCCTGTGATATTAATAGGTTTGAGTAAAATCTCAGCTCTTTCATAATCAATAGTTCCTACATTACTACTTACCACTGTTGGTGAATTTCTTCCATCTAATTTAAATAAGAATAATTTACCCATTCTATTATTATCTGGAATATCACTCAAATAAACAGTATCAGACATTCCAAACACATTAAATCCAGATGATTTGATATTATATCCATCATCACTCTTTATATAAAAAGAATTACCAAAACATAACTCATATTCTGCATTTCTATTCAATGCGGGTTTCATATCTCTTCTAATTTCAATTTTAGTGATATTGGAAGTTATAGAATCATTACTATTGTCTACTACACTTTGAAATTTACTATATTTGAATTTTGCTCCATACTTATTCATATCTGCAGAATCTGCATACTTATTAACATTGTTCAGTACTACTGTTTTAACAGAACTGGAATCTGCTGCTAGATTAGGGTTATAATATGCATTAATATGAGCTTCAACATACAAATATTTAAGATCTAGTATTTCAGTGACAATTCCAGCAACAGAATACTTTCTCAACAGAGTATTGAGGTTAGTTTTTATAGAATCTGGTACATAAGGTCCATAAAATGGTTTTATAGTGACAAAAACCTTTCCATATTGAGGAGGACTCAATTCTTCACCTCCAAAAACTGAAACTGACTCAGTTTCTGGGTAAATTTTAGGAATTAGTGCCTCATAATCATTTGCTGTGACTGCTCTATTGAATGTAGAGTAAATTTTAGGAGCAAAACGCTTCACAGAGTCTACAGATTCAATTTCTTTGCCTCCTACAGACTCATTTACAGTAGAAAGTAAAGAAATTCCTGTACTTATAAGGTTATTATTGTTATCTACAATTCTTCCATTGAAATTAAAGGAAGAAACTCCATTTCCAGACTCCCCACTACTAGTAATATAGGAAACTTCAATAT